GTCAGCATTGACTGTGACACTGCCCACCGAACCTGTAGCGGCAAGGCCAGTGACGGACACCCCAACGCCTTGCTCAAAGCTAATCTGAAGGCTGTCATCAGACAGGGTGGCAAACGGCTCTTCAGAGAAGGCCAAGCCCCCTAGCAAAGAACCTCCCGCCTCCAACGATGTTATTGGCATAGAGGCCGAAACGCCTGTCACAAAAACTTCGATAGGTATGGACGCGCTGGTAGTGCCAAATCCGCTCGTAGCGGCGATGCCTGTTACAGATATAGATTGGTCAAAAATTAAAACGCCGACAGAAGTGGTGGCCTGAAGTCCGGTGACAACTGCATCGGCGTCACCATTTATGGATACGCTACCAACACCACCTGTAGCCGCTACACCTGTTACAGCAACCGTAGCTGACGGTGATGATAAAGGCTCAGGACTGCCGAGTGGGCCTGCAGAAAAACCAGCAATACCAAACATTACTTATCAGCCTTAGAGTCTATTTTGGCTTCGATTGTGTCTAACTTTTCAAAGATGCGCTGTATATCCTGTCGAAACTCATCACGCTTGACATACTCTCCAGCTACACGAACCTCTATACCGCTAACATTTGTCTCCAGCTTTCTGACAGAATCCCATAGCGTCTTCATAAGCCACCCAAAAACACCTGCGCCGAGGGTAATGATTGTGTTAATCATGCCTTGATCCATGCTACCCCTTACTTGACACTGCTTCAAAAATAAACGCTATAACTCCGCCCCCTATCGCCACCAGCACGATAATCCAGAACGACTTAATCAGTGTGTCCTTGGCTTCTTGTTGAGCATAGACCTCTCGCTGACGCTGGGCCTGAACCTCTTTCATGCAATTTCTGTATTCTTCAAGACCTTCGTTGCCGTATGCGTATTGCAACAACGTCACTATTTCTTTGCGTTGGTTTTCTATTCTTTTTTTAGCCGCAAACATCTGCGCGGCCTCTGCTTCAACGGACTGAGCGAAAACAATTTGTTTTAGGGGATTTGTGCGCTTTTTCTGGCGCTGACTAGCGTACAAGATATCTGACGCACTCGCCTGCCAGCGAGCCACCACGCTAAAGGTGTCTTCGATGCTTTTGCCAGCCTCTATAAAGGCTTTGACCCCCGCATACGCTTTGGTTGCCGCCGCCGCCGCTGTAATCGGGTCAATCATTGGGAACCTCGTAGACTACATAGGGATCACAGTACGAGCCAAAATACGGCAAGTACCAAGTGTAGGTCTGATCCGACTCGCTATTTAGCTCCTTGTATCTGCATATTCTGTAATGTTCTAGCCTTGTTCTGCTACCTATCGCCCACGTATATACATAGGTGTCCAACACCAAATATAAGACGATAGTTTCCACATATCACGGCTTTGTAGGCCAGTTGATTGTGCCGGGAAAATCTGTCTGCTGTGGCACATCACGCAACGCCTGTCTATACGTTTTCATGGCGTCAGACATCGTGACATCTGCTAAAGCGTAATGATCTGTTTCCATTAACAAAGCAGTACGCTTGGCTCTTTCGGTTGCCGCCAAAGCCGCAGTATTTTCCGTGTCATATGCTGTCTTTTGCGCCGCCACCGTCTGAACATCACCGTTTTCATCGGTGTACTCAGTAAACATCTCACGCTCTACCCACGCATATACCCAGTTGCCTTTGCCGTCCTGCACAGCGCCGTTACGCACAACAGATTTGTATGCCGCGCTAGGAGAAGGAGCAGGAGCCTCTAATACAGGGTCAACACCCAGCGCATCATGGACAGAGCTATTCCACGCTTTAGGAAAACTCATGTTTTTGTTTTCAGCACGGAGTTCAGTGTCCGTCTTTATTTCACCGCTTGACCTGTTTCTATATTCTGCCATGTCAATTCCTATGCGATTGCTAAAAATATGTAAGTGCCACTAGAAGCATTAAGTCCCGCTGGCGCTGATGATGTCACCGTAAATCCAGAGCTAAGAGGGTCTATATAATCTGTGTTGGTCACTTGTGCGGCTGTTGAGTTCAATAAAAGGTAGGGATCATTACCAGCTACAATTCCTCTAAGGGAGTCATACACATACCAACCACCACTGCTGTCTGTGCGTTTTATTAAAATAAATCTAGCGCCAGCACTAAACCCACAGTCAACATTTAGATCGCTACCTGTTCCTGTGTAGCTACCGACTTTTGATATGCCAGCAACAGAGGCAAACAAATAAATAATGTATAGGTCGCTACTTCCATTTATATAACCATCAGAACCAACACTAAATACTTGGTTAGTAGGCGCTGTGTCATTCCATATGCCACTATAGGTAGCAACTGCATTTTCGCTTTCAAGCCGGGCATACTTAGTTGCGCCGTTTGCCGCGTCATAAGTCACCCAAGGTATATTGCCTGCTGTATTACTTCTATTTTTAGCAATCATTAACTCAGGCACAGCGCCTAAATTATGAATAATCGTTCTAGCAGACCCAGTTCCAACATAAGTTACAACATCAAAAAAGCCGACAGAACGAGTAAACATAAAGCCAAGTCTATTACTAGCTACCCCTGCGTTATCACTAAATCCATTCTGATAATCAAAAGCTGATAGCGTGGCACTGGTTTCTGTATTTGTGCCATTTGTATATAACTGCTTGCCTTGCGTCAGTCTGGCTACGATAGGAAAACTACCACCTCCAGTTTCAGGACGGAGTGCCATGTCAACAGGAGAGTTAGAGCGATACCCCGGCAAGCTACCCGCACTTCCCTCTGTATCCAAGGCAAACAAATCAGTAGCCGCAAACTCTGATGCTGGCTTGTTCGGGCGGCGGATGGCTACGTAGATGTAGTCACGAAGGGCATTTAAATCAACTCCGCTTTCATTTATAAACCCAAAGCCGTTTGATCTTGGGCCAACACGACCTGCTGTAGAGCTTGACTCCGCATTAGTTGTGTTAGGTTGCAATGTTGCACTGTCTGCACTGTTGTCAACTATAAAGCCGCGCATCATGTCAACAATTACCCAATTTCCTGAGTCACTACTGCTTTTAATTAACACCCACTGAGGCTCAAATCCAAGATTAATATCTTGAGTTCCATCATTACCGGAATAGCTCCCACACTTAATAATGTCCTGATCACCGTCCTCACCATACTCGCCATCGCCATCGTTATGGGCAAATAAATACGCCACATAATCTTGCCCAGAACCATTTACCCAGCCATCATTACTTACTGTAAATTGGGTAGCAGTGGGGTCAGTATCAAACAGGCCAATAAGTGCTTGATGTAACCGATTTAATAAGAATCATTCCCGGCACAGAGCCAAGGTTGTGATTTATAGCGCGACCATTAGTTGCGTTTCCACTGTACGTAACAATGTCAAAAAACTTTTCTTGTTTAGCAAAAGACCAAAGCACATAATCTGGCCCACCATAAGATGAAGAACCAACGATCCCAGACGACGCACCCAAAGTAACAGAGTTACTACCAAAAGTTTGCGTTCCTTGGTCGCTTTGTGCGGATGCGGCGTTTGAAATTAAAGAATACTGAGTGCCTTTTGCGCTGTCATACAATCTATGATTTTGTGAACCTGATCTGCTTTTCCCCCAAATTAAGCCTCCCTTATCGGCTAAATCTAGTCCGGTAGGAACTACAACAGAGCCGTCCGTGCCGGTATAAAGGGTTGTAGAAAACACATCATCAACGTAAACAGCTTTACCAGCGTTACCGGCGGCGGCTCGTAATAGCTTGTTAGCTACACTCATGCTAATGCCTGCCCAGCAATAAAGCCGTAATAGGTTGTGCCACCGTCAATGGTGAAAAACACAAATACATCTACACCATTGTTTGTTGCCGTTAGGGTAGGCGCTGTAGCCGCAGGCCAATCAACGCTTGTGGGCCATGTAATCGTTCTAGCACTGCTATCCTGTATCACCTTCAGCACAAACGATGACGCCCTGCCTGACGCGGCTGGGTTGCTAAAAGTGTAGGTGACGTTTTCTGTCAGATCATGCTCAAACAGGTTGCCATCGCGTAGGTTTATGGTCGCCGCGTTAGAGCTAGAGGTGACGGTTGTAACCTCTTCGATTGTGCCGTTATCAAAGCTAACCACACCGTTTGCATCTGCTGTCACAGCCTTGCTTGCCTGCGTCAAACCCAAGGTAGTAATGTCGAGATAGTTGATTTCTGAGGCTGTTGCAGTCACACCATCCAAAATGTTGATTTCTGAGGCTGTTGCAGTAACACCATCAAGAATGTTGATCTCTGAGGCTGTCGCGGTGATGCCGGGAAGCGAACTCGTAAACGCCAGCTTGCCACTACCGTCCGTCTTGAGAAGCTGTCCTGCTGATCCGTCAGCATTAGGAAGCTCTAGGCTGTAGGTAGCAGAGGCGCTGTGAGGTGGCCCCTTTAGGGTTACACCGTGAGTATTTACCTCACAATTAAACCGGATCGCACCAGCATTGGTATTGCCGTATAGCTCTGTAAAGCCCGTTCCATTTGGAAATAGCTGTATGTTGCCATTGGTGTTTGTGGCCTTAATTGCGTTCGTGTCAAACTGCAAATTTTCTATTGACACTACACCGTTGGCGTCTTCAATTACCGCTTTGTCGGCTGGGAAGGCGCAAAAAATAACCTTGCTTCCTGCTGACAAGTCAACAGCAGAACCGCTATTTGAGCTTGCGAGCACCGTTGTTCTGGCGATTGTGTTGCCGCTACTGGCGTATGTTCCCAGCCCCACCTCAAAATCAGAGTTGTTGCTGTCTACAATCGCGTAGTAAGTGGTGTCACTATCTGACAGAACAGAAGAAAACGTGACAAAGTTGCTAACTGCGCCGCCCAAAGCAATGTTGCCCGTGCCGGTGGTCGTTGTTGTCTCTTTTACCCTGTCTTTAATTACCAAAGCCATTACTCAGCTTCCTGTATGGTATTACCCTGCAAAACCCACTCCTGAACCTCCTGCCAGTGCCGATTGGAGCCTAGCATCGGTGCAGACCAAACTTCGCCATTGCTATATGTAATTTGGACAGCACCATTTTCATCGTTTTCATTTTTTTGATATTTTACAGACGTAATAGTCATCACAACTCCGCATCAAAAATTAACCGATCATCTGACGGCTGATTATTCAATTCAATCATATACCCAGTTTGAATCGTCAATGCATTGTTTGTTGTAACACCAAACATCACATGATTAGGGCCATATGTCCCAGAAGCAGAAATAGCAGTGATCGTGCCTGCGACTCCTCCCCCAGTATTCGGGTTTGTTATCGAATAAATGGCTAGATTTGCTACGTCATCAAATGAAATGCTTGGTGCAGTCCTCATCTCCTCTGCTATATGAAATCGGAAATTACCGGCACTTGAACTATATGCTCGACCAATCGTTATATTGTTATAAGACCCTGACCTTCTGGAATAGGACTGATAATACCTGTAGCATTCTCTTTTTATTTCACCTATGCGTTTATGCTCAAACTGAGTAGCTGTGTCGCCTTTTTCTATTTGTACTTGGGCGAACTCAAATGTTCCGCTTTGATTGCCTAGCGATGATGTCCTGCTGTTGTAATCAGACCCCGCATCCATCCAAAATGCTAAATCTATATAGTCATTATTATCTGTTCCTAAGGTTTTCCCACTTATACTAGGAACAGAGAATGTTTTGGTGTATTTAGTCCAAGTGCTACTAATAGAAAATTTTTGAGGTGTTGCCGTCACATAACTGCTTGGACTGCCGCCTGTGCCAAAATATTGCAAAAGCTCAACCGCCAAATCTTTAGTGGCATTGGCTTTAGCCCAAAAACTAACCGTTACAGTTTGTCCCGCAAATGTTCTAACATCTTCTATCTTTTGATTAAAAGAAGCTCTGCTGTCAGACGTACTATCTGAGGTTACAACAAGTCTTGCATAAAATTCAGGATTATCTGGTACATCTGTTTGTCCAAGCGTAAAAGATTGTTGTGAGTATACTGTTGTAGTGCCGCCGGTATAGTAAGAGCGCCACCTGTCAGCACCATACCCTAATGCTGAAAAACTAGTGCCTCTTTGCCAGACATCAAAATTGCCGTTAATAATTTTATTACGATTAGCTTCAAGCACTACTGTCTGATCAACAAAACTTAACTGACCAGAACCATTTGTTTTTATGACTTGATCCGCTGATCCATCAGACATTGGAAAAGTCAGGGTATAGCTAGAGGCAACGCCAGAAGGAGCTTGCAAAGCAACATACTCACCACCTAAGGAATCCTGTAGCCGTAGGTCACCTTGCGCTTGGATATCTAGCTGATTAACTAGCACATCACCAAGATTGGCGTCTGGTTGGCCTGAGATGTTTACAGATATGTCACCCGAGGCATCTTTAGCTACAGCCTTATCCGCAGGATAAGTCAGAAATACATCCTTGGACCCTGACCCAAAGTCCACGGCATTATTGCTGTTGGAACTTGTCAAAACCGTGGTGCGGGTTATCGTGTTGCCACTACTTGCATAGGTGCCTAAGCCGATTTCAAAGGCATTGTTAGTATCATCAATAATTGCGTAATAGGTCGTATCCGCATTCGACATCACAGACGAAAAAGCGCGGAAGTTGGTAGCCGCTCCCGCTAAGGATATAGCACCCGTCCCCGTTGTCGTGGTAGTTTCTTTTACGCGATCAGCAATGACCAAGGCCATGATTATGCAATCCTGATAATAGCGTTAGATGCGTCAGCCGTTGGGAACACAATCGTGAAGTCGCCAGCACTAGATGACTTGTCAGAGCCAAAATCCAAGACAAGAACCACGTTTGTAGTTCCGCTCCCGCTACCTGCCGTGGTGTTATAAATTAGTGCTCCTCTCGACGTCAGGGTGCTTGAAGAGAACGTAAGATCGGCAAAGTCGGTCAGGGCTGTGGTTCCAGACAGAGTTGGGGTCACATTAGTCAGTGTCCCGCCGCCTGCTGAGTAGCCTGTACCGCTGATCTCGTTGCTGGTTGTGTACGCCGTGGTAGACGCATCAAAAGAGGCGCTATTGGTATACATCGCCAGCTTGTATGTGTCGCCAGAGCTATTCGTAAAGTCATGCTTTGCTTGAAGCAACTCTTGCTTAAACGATGAAGCCATGAAGTTTCCGCTGAAAGCCATATCACATTCTCCTGATAAGTTCGGCTAAGTCTTTTTGCCCTGCGTCCAGAAGGGCGTTATACACTGTAGTTCGGTCGCTATTTGCGGCCTCTTTCATGTAGAAAACAAGAACCGCTCTAATGTGATCCTTGAATGCCTGCGCCTGTGCCTGTACCTCTGGCAACGCAGTATCGGCTACCGAGATGATCTTATCTAAGCATCTCTCAGCAATCTCGTCTGGGGTAAACCCCCTGTTCTGTGTTGTGTGTACGTTAACGCTACCTATCTCAAACCCACCACTAACACCAATCATGCTCTAGCTTCCCTTACCTCGCCCGATCTATAGCTGTCTGTCGTGCTGTAGCCTTCGCCCAACTGCTCCAGATTGGTCAGCGCCTCCATATACCTTTGGGTATACATCTGCATCAAATCGGGGTCGCCCTTCAAAAAAGTGTACGCCTCGACAAGACAGCCATACAAAAGCGTAGACTCTGCGTTGGTGCCGAGCCAGCTTGTGCCGTCTCCAGATGCAGTGATTGAGGTGGGTTTGTGGAAGTAGTGCAGTTCTGCATCGTAAGCAGAATTGGGGGTGGGGCCGAGAATAAACGCGGTGCGGCTGAAGATGCCGTAATATTTGGGCGCTCCCTGTGTAGTTGTTAGCGGGTACGCTTGACGTATAAAGTTTACGTCCTTGAACATCAGATACTCAAAGCCAGAGTTGTCGATGGCTAATGAATAAGGTGTCAAAAAATCTGTGGGCATGATGAGGTATTGATTACCGCTCGCCACAGACCCAGAAACATTCTTGCGAAAATCAGGCAATTGCACAGCCTTGAGAATCTTGTCCTCTGCCTGCGTAATAATCGTTGTCAGATTGTTAACGAATGTTGTCTCGTTTGACTCTGTATAGTCCTGTATAGCCTGCTTTAGAGTCGTAAGGGTAAACGCCATCAGGATGTCTCCACTGTTACGCGCCCAACAACACCCGCCATATCAAGGCCGACAGTGCGGCTTCCAAGCGCCGTGTTGCCTCCCCCGACAGGATCGAACGCAGAAAGCGCACGACTTTCATCAATACTGCTATCAGGTCGCGGAAAGCGTAGCGCCTGCGGGTCGCTTGCATTGACATCCCCCAGCTTTAACTGTGGCTGATCTTGATCTACAACGTCCCTGCCGACCAGCAGTCCGTTCCAGCGACCATCCTCAATCTGCCTGACCAGATCACGCAACGGGTATCGGAACCCTGTCCGGTCACAAAAACCAAAGGCTTTCGATCCTTTCGCGTAACTGCTCATAAGTTGTTATATCCACCGGGGGCCATGTAAAGCGATGCCTTTTCTCTGGAAGCATCTGCCGCCAAATTCCACTGCTCCTCGTACACTTCTCTCAGCGCGGGTGCCAGTGGTATCGACTCAGGTTTCTTGCTCGCTATGTAATAGGCTAAACCAGCCACCATGCACGGCAGATACCGCGCTGGCACATCCATGTTATTGGACGCTGGCTTTCCGGTGTCCTCTATTCTGTCTAAGTAGTT